AAAGTTCCCATTTATAAAATATCCAAGATTATAATTAACTAAGCTCGGTAGATATAAATTCAAAGCATTTTTCCAATCTGTGTTTGATGGAACATCATTGTTTCCATATCCAACATAAAACTCACCTTGTATTAATATTTGGTCTGATAACCTTAAATCTACGTACCATGTAGATTTAACACTATCAAGAACACAATCGTTCAATGTCAAACCTAAACTGTTTACGTAATTTGTGATACGGTTGTTTAATATAGAATCAAAATTAGAAACTGATACGTCCCCATTTAGCCAAGGATATATAAAGAAATCAACATACTCAGTATTACAATTGTAACTAAATATGTTTGATACAATTTCACAAGGTTGTGCAGGTACAGGAATAAACTGACATCCTCTTTGTCTTCTGTAAACAAATTTCTGTTTGTGAAGTACTGAGTTTTCATATTTTATACCTGTATTCCATATTGTCGTCGCGGGAACCATTTGTTCAACCAACTTCATCCAATATGGACCCATACCAACTACATAGTCAATTAACTTTTGATATGTATATTTGTTATTGGGTATTCCAACAGTTTGTTCAGATTCAATATATTTCCAAAATATAGATTGTAAGTTTGGATAACCGCCTGTCTTACCATCTGTTATAAATTGTCTATTTCTTGTATTAATCATGTTCTGCCAAAAAGTTTGGTAGAACTCAAAGAAAGTTTTCTTTTTGGGTTCAGGGTCTACGAAAGTAGAGTCAACTCCTCCAGGTACAGGAAAATTAACTGTCAATCCACTTTCAGGAATTGGGTAATCAAATTTTACTGACTCATCCCACACATCATAAACCAATCCTTGACCAGGGTTTAGAGCAATTTCGACGTTTTTAACGTTCAATACTAATTTTTCTGTGTCAACAAAATAATATGCATTATAATCTCCCCCCGTTGATATTCTTATTTTGTTGTCATCTTCGAGCCAAGATTTTTTGTTATCAATAACTTTTCTTAGTTTGAATCCTTCTGTCATGTATGGAAACTGTCTATACACATCAAGGTAAAGTTGTCCATAAGTAAAAGGTTCTAACTGAGTTTGAATGTCAAAATTCTGACCCGTATAAACCTGACCCGTTATTGTAACTTGGTCCGGACTTCTGTGTTGAGGAGTACTCTCATACCAACCAGCACCTTTTTGAAAAAACATATCTTCAGTCGGTCGTGGTGCCTTTGGAAACCCAAACTCGTCAACTGGATAGTCTAATCTATCCACCACAACGTCTTGGTAGATGTCAGTTGTTGTAAATGCAGTATATAATTGTCCTTTTATACTATATGTTTCTCCGGGTAATAAACTTGGAACCTCTTGTTGATAAGTTCCTCCCGATATTTGAGCGAATTCTGTACGGAAAGTTTCCATATTCACTCTTTGGTCGGCAAGGTATATGTTTTCGTTAAATTCTATCAACGCGTCTGGAGCACCGATTAATCTTAATAGAAATTCAATTGACCTTCTCGTCCCTTTTGATTTAAAAAGGTATGCGGAATTCAAAATCAGATTTCTATAAAATTGATAATTCAACTCGGTAGGTGTGTATGGTCTCGATAGACCTTCATATTCATTTAACGCTCCTCCACCGAAAACACTTTGTAAAAAGTTTTCAGTTGTTATCGGTGAAAAGTTCGAGGACCATCCCAAGGTTTGTGATAAGTTATACAATAACTGTGATGGTATATCATCTTGCGGTAAGTAGTTGACAGAATTCATGTATGCCAAAGCATCAATAAATTGTTTGACTTGGTCGAAAGACCTTCCGTATATTTGAAATATTTTTTCTACTTTCTGTCCTAAGGTATCGAAGTCTTTCAAAGAACCTGAAACTAAAAAACGAGAAATTAAATTCGTTTTAAACTCATCTAAGTTGACCGCAATTGCATCCAATTGTGATAAGTAATTATCAAAACTTGATGACCTAATATCCAAATTCCAAACACCATCTTTAGGCCATGTCACAATTTGTTCTGCGATATAAAATTGACCTGAAGCGTCCTGTTGGGGTACCTTGAACATTGCAGTGTACTCAGGAGTTACAAGTCTATTGAGTAAAAACTTTTCAACTTCATCGAAATCCTCTTCGAACACTTTATCTACCGTTACCGTATTAGGTCTTACTTCAAAATCCTCATACCAAGTTGTTGCCGTAAGTCCAAATGGTGCACCCGAAACATACATTCCTATATAACCACTTGATAATGAAGTTGATGGTCGAAAAGAAACTAAATTATATTCTACTTCATTTAGAGATATACAATAACTCAAATAAGTGTTATCTAGATTTCTATATATTGAAGTTTCGAGTTCTCTTACTTGTAAATTTGTTGTAGCACTAACACTAAAATCAATATCAAAAGGATTATGAATTCTGTCAACGTTAACCTCGAGATAAGTCTCATTTTCTACAGGGTCGTAATCTATATTTACCGCAGTCGCCCCTGTAGTGAAATTTATTTGTGTGTATAAAATATCTAAAGCAGCAGGGAAGAAATTAATAATTTTCGAAGCCGATACCGCAAATCTTTTTGATAAAGAGCCATACATGGTAAAGTTTAAAACTTCGGATACATCATAGTTAGGTACAACCCTAAATTGTGTTTGTTGTATAATTCTGCTATCAAATAATGTGTTGACATCAATATCACTCAAAGAAATTGGTGAAGAAAATGCACCGATGTTGAAAGTTCTATTAACTTTTTCAACTACCGATGTTGTGAATTCAAAGTTACCTTGAGTCAAACCTCCTCCCGTTACCGTCTGTAAACCAACGATATCATCCGAGAATGTTCCTGCTCCATTTCCAGGTCTCGGGGGATAAAAATATTTGTCTCTGATAACCGCCATTAACTTGTGATGGTGTTAAAGTTCTTACTAAAATCAATATTATTACCTCTACTTTGTCTAACCTCATAAAGAAGAGCGTTGAATTGGTCTCTAATTTCATAAAGGTTGTATTGTCTGTAGATGTTATTTTGAGAGTCGTAAATTGTATAGATACCATCATCAATTGCTTTGGTCTGATTACCGTAAAGAGCAATTGCAAGAGAAGATATATCGTATTCAACCATTTCAATCTCTAATGTTACAGGATTGAAAAAGGTGTTCGTTATAATAATTTCTTGGTCGGGTTGTCCAATAAATGGGGTTGCGTTAGGTTTATTAGTTGGTGATGATGAAGGTGAAACAGTTAAAAATAAAAGATTTGACTGTCCGTCAACATACCTATATCTAATAGCCTTTTGTGTTGTGTTTACTTGATTGGTTACTACAGGCTCACAGTAAAATGATGATGTAACTATTCTAAAGAAGTTTGGTATTTTTGAACCGTCATTATTTAGATATTCAATTCTAAATCCTACGAGTCCTTGTGGTACAAATTTATTCAAAGACGCTGGCGGGACATTCGATAAATCAATGACAAGTCCTTTAACATTAGGTAACGCACTTAACACACCACAATCCGTAATTACAGTTCTTATTTGAGCTGGTCTCAAATAAAGTGTGTATATACCGAGTTGAGTAAACTCATTTGCGGGTAATGTTAAATTATATAGACCACCTAAAACTTCAACTCCATCATTCCCTCCTGTTGCATCATTGTTGAAGTAAGGTCTTAAAACTGTTGGAGCATCCAAGGTTTTTAAAACAAAATTATCTGTAACATCTCTCGAAGGTGTGTAATTCATTATTATCTCCACATCTTCAGGTGAAACGTCACTTGGCCTTAGTGTTCCGTATGTACCGATTGCCATATCTAAAAATTATATTTAATAAATAGTTTATGTCTCAAAACCCTCTGCGGTTTCTCCACCATCTTTTTCAACTATATTGAAGAATCCGTATCCATAATTTTCCAAAGCACCTAAACTACTGACTTCTCCCAACCTTTGGATTCTTTCATACCCACTGTTTTTACCTCGTTCAACAAAAACATCTGTTTGAATTTGCCCTTGGTCGATAATTTTCATCAATGATTCGTCTTTTGTAATAGGCCTTGCTTCTATGTTATCTTGAGTAAATCCTGATGAACTTGTGAAAAATAAAGTGAGTCCATTTGAATAGTCGTAATAATCAACGTTTTGTATAGTGTATGCAGTGTAAACAGGGTTTATATTTGTAATAGTGCCGTATATTTCCCCATTCTTGATGATTGGTAAACCAACCCTTTGTTGTGGTGTGAATTTACCATATGGTTCTAATTCTGTTAATCGTGAGGTTGTTTGTGAAGAAACAACAAATGGTATTGATGTATATCCACTACTTACCTGAGCCTGTACAGTATTGACCGCGTCACCACTAAAAATATAATCATAACTTATAGGTGTTGCTGACCAAGACCCAATATTCGAAGTAAAAAACGCTCTACCCTTAGGATTATATATAATAGTATTTTTGAATGGTGTAATAATTGTCTTGAATACTTCAACGATACCCCAAGGATTAACTTGTCTTAAAGATATCTGATATTTTTTGTTTGCAATTGGATAGTTATGAGACGTAAAATTCGGTGTATAACCTGTTACAGTTTCTATTGGACTGCCATCCCCCCAATTAATAGAATAAGATGAAAGGTCAATAAATTTTTGATATTCACTTGAAGTGTTATAAACTTGATATGTGTATGGTGAAGTCGTAGTTGAAGAAAAAATAAAATTTGTCACAACATCTTTTTGAGAAATCTCTCCGTCAAATGGACTATAATATCCAATATCTACTGTAGTTTGATTTAGTAAGATAGGTACAGTCAATCCTGTAAGAGTAGACGTTCCATTAGGGCCAGATGAAATAACCTGTGACATTCCTGAATAAACACCAAAGGTTTCTCCACTATACGTAACTTGGCTAATGTCTCCAAGTATTGTTTCGGGTGAAATTATTATTTTATAAGAATCACTCATGCTTGGGGTGGGTTTAGATATTCATACCATCTTATTGGTGTTGTCGTACCAACTCTTTCATTTGTTTTGATATCATATATACGATATACTTTATCTATATAATCTAAAACTACTCTGTAGTAAAAGAAGGTAGTATAATCAAAATCATAAAGATTACTTCCTAAAGTTGTGTTTGTAAAAATAGATTGTGGTTGATTAGAAAGCTTAGTGAAAGAACCTGTCTCCGCATTGTAAAACTTTGCAGTCATGTAGAATGTGTTGATTGGTATAAACTTTAAACTTTTAAGCCAATACAGAAAAAAACCTTCTTTGTCTCCAATGTAGTCCAAAATGAACTTTGGTTTTTTAATTGTAACAGTGTCCCTCGCCATACCCGAGACCATCTCACTCCCCTGTGTGGTTGGAATAATTACGGTGAAATAATTCTTCTGTCTTTTGTCATCAACAGTGTCATAAAAATCCAATTTGAAAAATGACTTTGTAAAACTATTAGAATAATAAAAAACATCTTGTACCGTGAATCCTTCTCCTAAATAACTATTTTTCCAATTTGTTTGGTCCTCTAATGAGCCCCCTGAGTAAAAGTAAAATTCATAATCGACGAAAGTATTCTCAGTGTTTTCATGCTTATCATGCGGAAACCTTTCAACTTCAAAATCATAACCTTTTCCTAAAACTTGGTCCACCGCATTGGTTTCGTATTGGTCTATAGCATCATCAATTCCCTCTAAGTCCCAAGTGAGTTCTATCGGGATATTAATCTGCTTATTCAGACCATTTATTTGCTTTATTATAAAATTATTCACACTTATCTATTATTGGGTCAAATGGTACATTCAATCCGAATAAACCATCATTTATATTATATCCTTCATTATCAGGAATTAATTTAAAAATAAAATCCTTAAACGGGTATTGTGCATTATTCATAAATGGATAATCTACACCAATACCTTCAGAGTCTATGAAACCATATTGGTACAAGTCTCTCCATCTGAACTCTTGGTCTGCGTTTGAATAATATGCGTAATTTGGAATCCCATCTACTTCGTTAACAGAACCTGTTTCTATATAATCAGAAAAGGTTCTTAAGGTAATAGGGTTATGCGGTTTGTAGTAGTAACCAGGTGAGTTGGTTGTCTGACTTTCAGTAGTCTTAAAGATGCTCTGATTATATTTAATTTTTTGATAATAATTTGAGTATACTCTTTCGACTTGTAAGTAATCGTTCCATTCACACAAGTCACCATCTATAATATCACCAACTTTGAGTGAGTTGTTGTAATAGAAAGTTCTTGTTACTCCATCAGTATTTTGATACGAAGAAGTTGTAATATTTGTTTTGGACAATGTATTATTATCATCCCACCAAGAATTATTTGTATTCGTTATATCAAAACCCCAACCTTGTTTCAATCCTGAACCGAAGAAGGGTTTGTTGAAATAACCTGAATATCCTTTATTAATTATTGTCAAATGTAATTGTGTGACAGGTCTCAATTGATTGTCCAAGAGTCCTGCAATGTTAATATCTATTTTACCCGTAAAAGTATATGAACTCGAACTAGTCTTTTGAGATATCCTTGTAATTTTATTCGGAGTGATTGAACTTAATTCTAATTTGAAATCGTCTTTGAATGGGTTTTTTTCAAATCCAGACTTCGTTAGAATAATTCCATTGGTATCCAAAATAACTTTTTGTTGTCTTACATAATACTTTGACCTAGTTTCGTTAGGTATTGATGCATTTGCCACTCTTCTAAATGTACCAATCATACCATCAAAAAAAGTGTTTCCTGTATAACCTATATTATAAATGTTGAATACGTGAGATTCACTATCAAATTTTTCATTTCCCAACGAAAAAACATCAAAAAGAGCTTGAGTTCTATATAAATAAGGTTGTCCGTTTACAAATATTTCCACCGATTCTCCAGCCGCCAAACCATGAGGACAAATACATTCGAAAGAAATTAATCCTGCACCATTTTCTGAAGTTCTCCTTATTTTGAATGGTATCCCATCAGATACAATCCAATCGAAAAAACTACCATTTAAACTTGCAGTTATTCTTTTGTCTGAAACATTCTGTGATGGATATGTTATATAATAATCCCAATTGTAAGAATATGCACTAACTGCCTTGTAATTGATATGTGTGTTATTAATGTCGTCTCTATAAAAGTCGAATTCGTAATACTGTGGGTAACCATACCAAACTTTACTGAATATCGATACTTGTGGATTAACATAATACAATTCATTTCTGAATTTCGAATATTCTGTAGTACCAGTAAGTACGTTATCATAAACGTAAGTCATTTTGAATGTGGGTCTAAAAATTGTACAACTCTGACGTTCTTGGTCATAGACTTCTGCCAAACTTACATTTGTAGTCCTATCGAACTCAACCATAGATTGTGCTTGTTGTTCAAGTGATAACTGAACCTGTTGGTCTATCAGTGGTGCTGACTCGTAAGACAACCCGCTTGGTATAATTCGATATCTATTCATCTACAGAGTATTTTGTTTTAAACTTATCCAATGCAGTTGCACCTACTGTTGTACCGAAGTAAAAATGAAAAGGTGCTCCCACAATAAATCTATTACTATACACAGGACCCTCAGGCCTATAATCTTGACTATACTGGTCTATTGTGTCACCGTTGACATTGAAAATGTAACCTCTCTCACTCAAATCATTTTGTAAACCTCTAGCTAAAAAGTAATGTTCAGGATTTGTTCTATCTAAAGATTGATATTGGTATTGAACTAAATCGTTTCTTGACGTTGCCCAATTGTTAATCTCCGTTCCAAATATTTGGTTATTATTAGTTAAACTCCATCTGTAAAAAGGAACCATTTGTGATTTAATTCCGTAAGAAAATGGTGCTGAAGTATGGGTTGGTGTAGGTCTAAAATTAATTCTTCCTGGTGTTATAAAATCTTTGAATTGTAGGTTTTCTGTAGTTGATGAAAAGAATATTCCTACTGTAGGTCGAGAAGGAGTACCGTAATAACCTAATGGACTTTCTTGTCCGGCATCTACACTATAATATTCAGGTGAAAACTTAATAACCCCTTCCTCCGAATTTATAGAAAGTAGTTGAGCTAAGTCCCCATCCACCCTTCTTTTATTCCCCAAGAAATTTTCATTTCTAGTGAAAAGTTCATTTATAGCCGAGTTACCTATCAATCTTGATAAGAAACTACTATTTATGATTCTAGATATTACAAAAAAGTTTATAATATCTGATGTGTCCGAATAACTGGTTGGATTTAACTCTGTCATGATATACGCATCAGATGAAGGGTCAAAACTTATTTCTCCATAAAACGAATCTTTATAACCTAAATCTACTATAGTCGTAGGAAAAAGGAGATTTGTTTGGTTAACCATAGTCGTGTCCCCAACAGGATTTGGCTTACCAATGAACTTTTCTCCGTTATAAGGACTACTCCTGAAGTAAAAATTATTACTCACTTTCTCATAATAGACAACATCCGCACAATATTTTACATCGCCAACTTTGTTTTGGGTATTATAAAATGTATCAACTTGAATTGGGAAAGCATATAGAGCTCCATTAACCCAGTTATTTGTGAATGTTTGTGAAAGGACTCCTCGACACAATGCATAGAAAAATCTGAACCTATATCCCCACTCTGAGAATAGTCTTACATCTCTACCAACACCAAATAATGGTCGTGTAAAAAAAACATAACAACCTTTTTCAACATTATCGTTTTGAACACAAGCTGAGGATACACCAAAATCATTACTGTATCCCGTGTAGCAGTTGAACTGAACCATGTTATCACAATCAAAACTACTCAGAACATTCACATCTGGTAAACCTTCAACATCTGGTGGTACTTCTTGGAAACCCGTACTATATATAGGAACTAAAGTAGATTCCCCATCATCCGGAACCTCGTAGAAAGCAAATGCCCTATTTTGTTGTAATAGGAATGCAGTACTATTTGAACCACGCCCGTCCAATTGGTCTGAAGACGGTAATCTATCGGTCCTCATTATATTTTTTGTTCTATTTGAGAATTGAAAAGGTATCAATCCTGAATTGTAATATGGTACATAAGAAAGGTAGTCGTGAAGAGAATTTCTTCCGATACCACTACTATAATAATATGCATTTCCATTCAAATCTTCGGCAGCATCATATTTCGAAGGAGTTTGTAAAAGTGAATATTGTGGGTTCGAGAATCCTGCTTGGTCTGTTGCACTAGGGGCGAGTCCTCTGGCACCAAAAAATGATTGGTTTGTTGTTGCATAAAAAATAGAGCCATAATAATATACCGTATTGGAAGTAAATGCTGAATATTGTGAACCTGGTGTAAAAAAATAAGAATTATAAAACATATCGTTTTGTGTAAACGATTGCAAACTTGAATTTGGTGAGTTCAATTTCTGTATAGGTATGTTCAATTTGGTAGATGCTGTAACAACATATTTCGGGTCGTCGGTTGTAGAACCGAATAGAACACCCAAATTGTAACGATTTGTATATCTTGGTGAATAAGGGTCAACCCCTCTTTGTAAGATTACCACGTATTGATTATCGAAATCCTCATATAGTTCTCTTAATTTTATTGGCTGTCTTGCAAATGCTGCTGTTTGGAATGTTCTCCACCCCAATCCCCCTTTGATTTCGGGAAATATAGTTATTGTAGAATCTAAAACTTTCGGTAATGTTTGATACTGGGGTATTTGTGTCTGTCCTGTTAATTTAAAATATTCACTTACAGTAATTGCTGTAATAACCTGAAAATATTCTCTGTCACTTGGATAAGAATAGTTATCTATCGTTGACCCTGATGGTAAATTATAACTTGTTGTTATCTCTTGTAATTGATTTGAAGGGTTTGCATATCGAACATTTATTGTATTCGGTCCTACGATGGTATTACCTGTTATCCCAAAATCACCTGTATTTCCTGTAAAATTAAAGTTAGGGTCCAAAGAAGTTTGTGGGTCTACTGTTGTAAGAATTGTACCAGCATCATATGGATTTGTTGTTAAAACTGTTAAGGTATTATCCAAATGAAATGTTGACGTGTTGTTTGAATGGTCAACAGCAAAACTAACTTTAACCCTGTTAAGGTTTGAAAAATATGACACTCTACTATTGAAAATATTTATTCTTTCTCCAAATGGTAAATCTTCACTATATGCCCTAAATTTATCATCCTCACCCTCTTGAACGTTAGAGTAAAGTATTTTGTAAACTGTTGAGTCGGTTCCATCAATATTACCTCCAGTTGCTTGTGAATATATGCTGGCAATTGCCGTTGCGTTTGTTGAATCGCTACCAGCACCAGTTAATTTATTGAACCAAACTTCATAATATCTATTCGGGTCCGAGAGAGGTGATAATTGTCCTTCTGAAGATATTACAACACCTAATCCATCAGTACTTGCGGGTTTACACTCACAAGCATCACAAGTTGGATAAGTTACCATAGGTAATCTTATTGGTAATCCCCCTTTTTTGGGTTTTCGAAAAGTTAATATCCTGATACCATTTATTATCTGATAAATCAATCCTACAGTAAAATGTGCTACTAATAAAAAGGCTAATCCAATAAATTGGAGGTTCTGAAAAATTAATGAGAATAAAAAGTATAAAAAATCGAAATTTTTAAATCCCTCATTAACGGGAAATTTATTTACAGTACTCGAACAACTGTCATCATCAATTTCTTTAATACCTATGAATCTACCCCTACCTCCTTGTTTATATTGGTCTATCAAACTTGCAACAGTGTAAACTCTGTTGAAATTGAACTCATAAAAAGTATCCTCACAATTGACTATTGAATCTATTTTATTGTTTGCTTGTGTTGTTGATAGTCCTTCGGTATAACCAGTCCAATCCAACCCAAAATAATAAGAACTACGTTGTTGTTTGTATCTGTCACTATTTATTGGGTCATCTGAAGGGTCATCGTTTGGATTTTGAGTCCATCCATATTCTCTAATGTTAGGAACCAAATAATAAGGTCTTCTAACTTGAGCAGTAAGTTCTCTTGATTGTTGCCACTTAATTTTGAATCTATACTTAGCCTTTGTTGGAACCCCCACATTCGGGTCAAATGATATAACTCTTTCTCCAAACTCATTAGTGATGATATAATCCAAGTTCATCGGTAATTCAGTCAACCATGTTCCATCTTCATCAATTACATTTCCAGATTGTTCTAATTGATATTGCTCTAATATAGGGTTTCCGTTTGTATCTTGTCTGATTGTTTGCCTAATAGCTAAAATTTGTCCTGGTCCTGACACCAAGTCACAAAGATTACCCATATTATCTCTTGGTTTGCAATTTTTTCTCAACCTAAACTTATCTGCTGTCGAAAACATAGACCCCATAAAGACAGATGTAGGTTGAATATCTATGTTGGCATCATCTCTCAAATCGAAATCAACTCTGTTAACCGCAATTTGACAAATTTCAGGTTCACCCCATAAAGGAGATATTTCTGCTATTTTTGTTAATCTAACAATTTGGGGTAGAGAATTCAAATCGGTAGAAGTCCTGAACTCATTTCCACTAACTTGATTTTCTGTTGCTCTTCCAATTCTTATTAGGTCTTGTGGTGTAAGTGAGAATTCACCCATGTCCGACAAATCAACATCCATAACAAGTCTTTGGAATCCTAAAGGAACTCCAAATATCATGTAGTCCCCACTTTCATTAGTCTTTACCGTGAATTTAAAATACTTTTCGTATATCTTAGAAGCAACCGAGTTAGTTAGAACATCTCTTGAACTTGGAAAGGTACCCGTTGCTGCATGTTTACTATATGACTTTTCATATGGAAGAAGATTGTATCTATACCCATCTTCATTTTTTTCATCAATTGTTCTGTAGGGATAAATTGTATTAATTGTGTTGTCTAATAAATCTTCTTCCTCCACAGGTATAAAAACAGAAACCTTTGCATTTGGAATACCCAAACCGTTGTTTGCTGTAACTCTTCCTACAACTACACCATAATCAGAACACGAACGTGTATAAACATCCGCTTGTTGTATCTTAAGTGAAAGTATTTCTAAAAATTCGAAATCTTGGTTAAGTTCAACATTGATGGATTTATTTATCCCAAGCTCAGTTCGTATACGATAGCTTTGACCCATTAGACCTTTAATCTATAAATAGTTTAGGGCAAATTTTTAAAAACTTACCAACTTAAATCTAAATGGGATAGAAAATAAATAAACCTATTAAGAGAAGGTTGAAGATTGGAAATTCTTGACACTAACTTTAATATCTCTGGTCGGATATCTAACTTGATATACTTGGCTTGGTTCTGCAAACAACGTGTCGTCTACGGGTTGTATTTTTCTTGTTTCAGCATTTTCATAAGCCATAGAAGTTTCTGCAGATGAATATTGTCCACCAACAAGATTATAAGCATCTAATCCTGTAACGGTAATTACACCTTCTTGATTTTGTATGATACTTTTAAGTTCAGAAAGATAAACATTTTGACCTAACTCTCTAATCTGTGGATTGAGGTATGCTGAGACCTTGTTTACAACATCAGTTATAATTTGACCTGAGTTTTGTGTCGCCTCCAAAACAACTGAAACTTCGATACCCAAATCAATAACTTGTGCAGTTGTTATAGAAATATAATCATTCATCATTCTGTAATTAGAAAGATAGTCAGCAATATTTTGTCTCAAAGTATTAGAAACAATATTTGTCAATTTACCTGAACTATCATATGATAAAATTTGAACTATAATTTTATTGTTATTCTCTGTTATTGAAACCTTAGCTGGCGAGCCGAACTCAGGTGGCATATTCCTAATTATTGCTTCGTAATCTTGTACTGTGACAGCTCTTTTTTGTGCCGCAAAATTGAATGATACATAATTTCTAACCTCTTCAACATTTGGTGCATTTGCACCTCCGATTGCTGCAGTAATATTCACACACCTTAATGAATTGATAACTGAAGAGTTTGTAATCTCTGAAGGTCCATTAACATAGAAATTTACTGTACCTACTTGATTAATTACATTTGTGCCTAAGTTAGTTGCAAGACCACCACCGATTCTGTATTGAACGAATAACGTTGAATTTGGTGTCAATGTTGACCCTAAAGCAAAGTTATTGAAATAATTATTTATCGTTAGTGGAACACCTAAGTTAGTAAAAGCGTTTAATTGTTCTTGTGCCGAAGTACTTCCTCCACCAAATGTCATTTTTTTAAATCCTTCTGGTGTGAATTCAGAAATAAATCTGTTACTTGTCTGAATGTATTTTCCAACTTTGATGCCTGGTTGGTCTGAGACTTTTGTTGGGTCTTCAATAAAGACTCTGTCCTCAGCTAAAGCATCAACCTCATACCATTTATTTTCCAAACCTAAAAACTCCGCAGCTGTCGGTACATTTGTAAAATCTGTACCATTTTTCAATAACACGCTTGTTATACCTAAAACATTTTTTTCAGGTAAGAATAACTCAAAGAAAGGTCTAACATCATTAGCTGAAATAACTCTTTTGAAAACTTTAGTTATACCATTAACAACTAACTCTCTCTTTGTTATTGTATAATTTATTAATATCCCATTAGAATTGAAATTTGGTATTTTTAATCTATTTGGAAAACCTTGTGCATTGTAAGGAGAAGCGAAATTAACATCATAAACATTTTCAAATACAATCCCCGCACCTGAAACTTGTGAACCTCTTACTAAAGTTCCTAAATACCTTTCGTCTTCTTTGTCCCCAAAAACGGGAACAGTAATAGAAAAATCAACCAAAGAAACACTAGGTTTCAGGTTTGGTATTTTTAATCCATATGTTCTAGCTATGTTGTATATAGAAGACCTTTGTTGGGCGTATTGAAGAACTGTTTCTTGAATACTTCTATCAATGTGATAATGTAGGTTGTCAGCAACAGCCGCATTTAAATCTAAGAATACTGAGAATACAGATGCATCATTGAAATCTTGTATTAAGTCAGGATAATATTGTTTGACGTAATTAACTAACTCAGCACGAATACCTTGGTAATCTCTAACTGTATATGAAATTTTGTTATTGGCCATCTTAATTAAATATTGATTATTACAAAATCACTCTGAGAAAACACCGAATTACCTATTGAGTAATCTATTCTTACTTTTGCGGTATATTCGTATGTTCCTTTACCCGGAACCCTGTATATATCCCAAAGTCTATTACCCTCAGTTCCTGTATAATCCCCATCTACTTGGTCTTCAGCGGTGATTGGTTCTATTGAAACATTATTCAATATTAAGTTAGGTAAAAATTGTTGCACCGAGTCCCTGATATCGGATTCAATCGCACTAAATGTCAATCCATCAAATGGTTCAAAAATATATTCATATAATCTTGTCCCAAAAGTTGGTAAAAAATACCTTGACCCTTTCCTAGTTAGAAGTAAATGAATTAAGTCAGACCTTATTTCCTGTTGGTCAAATTCTGTTAAAGCTAAGTAGTCACCCCTTCTCGAATCTTGGAACGGAAAATAAAGACCGTATGTAGTACCATCTGCCATATTACATAAATATACAACGATTATTTTTCAACTAAAGTTGTATTTCCTTTTACACCTTTCGGTTCGTATGGACAATGTCTACATCCACTATAAGAACCACAACAAGTTCCTCTCTTGATATGATACTCTTCGGTGAAGACTACTCTATTATTTTCAACGTAATAATCAGAAGGGAGAATCTCATTTGGATTCTCCCTTTCTTTTTTTGTATTTTCCATAGGTTACTATACTAAAACACATGCTCCTCCGGAACAAGCCAACTCACCACTCAAATCAGTTTCGTCTTCCATTTCAACAATCTTAGACAAATCAACCTCGTGTAAAGTTTGCATTAACTCCTCATATCTTTCTTTTGTACAATCTTCGAAAGGAGCCTGAATATAACTGCCCCCATCATATGGTAATACTGACAGTCCATTGTAGTGGTCTCTATTTTCCCACATCCATTCACCTACCGCAGGCCATTCATGTTCTCTAATGGATACTGTTGCTGAAACATTATGTGAGTTACTACCACTTCTATGTCCTGGTTTAATCCAATCTACATGAACCTTTTTCACTCTATCTAATAATTGAATTGGTGACTCATTTCTTAAAATTGACCCTTCCGGTGCTTTTTGTGGAATACCGATAACCGCAGTGTCGTGTGGTCTAAAATATTCATCTTCAACTAACTCAGGATGATTTTCCTTCAGGTAAGTATAAATCGCCTCATTCTTACCAACTCTTACCCTTCTAATATAGTAGTCGTTGTGCCAAGCGTGAATTCCTGATGAAGTACCTAAAGTGAGTGAAGTTGTACCTGCTGGTTTTACTGTAGTTGTTCTTGCCGCAGGATTAATACCAAGAAGTTCCGCAACTCTTTTATTCTCTTCCTTAACAATTTTAGAAGCAGACTTCATATCTAACTTTAATACAGCACCTGAGCCAATACCTGTCATAGATACTCCAATCAAAGCATCCTTCTCGGTTGTTCTTTGCCATATTGGTCTTAAATAATGGAAGTTAGTGTATCCTGCTTGAAGTGTTCCGCAGAAAGCCGCTGCTCTTACTCTGTCCTCAAAGTCTTCTTGTGATACAACATTAGATACGTTTACTTCTGTAAGATTACAGAATTGGAATGGTCTAAGTGCAATTTCACAACAAGGATTAGTTCCCCAATCTTTATCGTTAGTTAAGTAAATACCGGGTTCACCAGCTCCGCTTGCTTCAATTCTCTTCCAAAGGTCCATGAAGTAATCTTTTGTAATTTTGTGTCGGAGCAACACAGCTGAGTTATTAGCTCTACCTCTTTGTGGATTTGTTTCCCACCAAGCACCTGACTTACAACCAATCATTTCATCATCAGTTGCTGAGAAAAGTGAAATCAAAGCAGCTCTTCTAATACCGCCTGCCAACACTGCGTCTGCAATATGACACACCATATCATGAACTTCGATAGCCCTTAATTTCTCACCATTATCTTTTGAATCTAAAATACCTTCGAGTTTAATAAGACACTCCTTAAGTGGTTGTGGACCAGGAGCTTTTCCACCTGATGTTACCAATCTTGCACCTTTAGGTCTAATATCACTGAAGTCGAATTCAATATGAGAACCACCGTAGAAATATGATTTTACTAAAATTTTGACAGCGTCTGCCCATCCTTCGATTGAGTCTGCAACTAACCATCTCCTTTTTCTTTCTTTATTTGGTTTAAGTATTTCAGGTAATGTTTCAACATGATGTTTTTGGACAGAATATCCTACACCCGTACCTCCTAACAACAAGAACATAATTTCAGAAAAGACTCTCCAATCATCAATTGGTGCAAACGCACAATTGTATATTCTGTTTGGTGAGATTTCAATTGGTTTACCCGCAAACTGCATTGACCTCATTGATGGAAGAACTTGTTTCTTGAAAACATACATGTAGTTCTCTCTTATTTCTTTTTCTAAATTTGGAAACTGCTTGATATGCATCTCCATGTTTCTTGTGACTAGTTCTTGCCACGTCTCTCTTCTGTTCAATTCAGGAATATATTTCGCGTATTTCATATACACGGTTATATCACTGAGAATCCTGTTTGAAATGTCCATTTTTTAAATTTTTTTTTGTTTTTGTTTTTATAAAAAATCGGTGATTTTAGTTATAAATATAGGGTCGTGCAATATACGACCCTTATTTTGATTAAAAAAAAGTAAGTTTTTTTCTAAAAAAGTAGATATTTAGTTTGAAGTGTTTTTTGATTGTTCTTTTTGTTTTCTCTTATCAAGTAACTCTCTAACCCTATCTCTTTTCTTTTCTTCTTGTTGTTCTTCAAATCCTAAGAAAGTTACAGATGACTCAGTATCAATCTCTAATAATTCATTGTTAAATTTACAATTTTCAAATACAACTCCGTCTTTACCCAACCTTGATTTGGTAATCGCTATCGTTGCTAAATTCATCTCTTTTTGTTGTAGAGTTTTAGCAATAGAAATAATTACGTGACCTACTTGAGCTTTTTTGATTGAACCTCCCATTTGGTCAGTAGTTACAACCTCAGACGAAATTGAAGACCTGTTACCTTGTGTTGCAGTCCACCCGACTAAACTTAGCTCGTGACACATTGCCTCAAACTGTCTCATTACCGAACCTTCACTTTTCCATTCATCTTTGTTTGGATTTTCGGGAAGAACACAATCGATATAATCTAACATAATCAAATCAATTTTGATTCCATCTGCAATCATCTTCCTCACCTGATTCTTAATTTGTAACATCGTCATAGTATCTGATGGTAACTTTCTAAGAACGAGTCTGTTCTGCATTGTTTCTTTTATTTCATGGATTTTATCCATTACTTTATCCTTATGTAAAACTAAGTTGTCCGGTTCTATACCCGTCCAAAGTGTAAAATGTTTCCTTTGAATAATTTTGGGGTTGTCTTCGAAAAATACTTGAAGTACGTTGTATCCATGATTGAATGCCGTATTTGCAATCTTGGTTAGAATTGTTGTTTTACCGACACCTGTTGGGGCCAGTATGACACCAATCTCACCTTTAGCTAGTCCACCTTTCAGAAGTCGGTCGATACCTGGAATTCCCATCGGTATCGGATGTCTGAAGTCTTCATCAAGTACAGTTTCCAAATCGGAGAACACATCAGACATACCATCTGTAGTCTGTCCAACTTGAAGGGCGTCTCTTACCAAAGTCTCTACTTTATCATAAGATTCAAAATCACCTTCGTTTATGATTTTTTGTGCCTTCTCCATGGCTTTCTGTAACTCTTGTTGTTTACAGAACTTTAACCCTTTTTCTTGAACAAAAGTTACACCCTCAAAAGGTGCCGACTTTATTTGTTTTAGTGTATCCAAAACAATTTTAGCAACCAACTCTTGTTGAATTTCTGATTTAACAATTTGTTCTATTGTCTCGAAGGCGGGTGTGGACTCGTATTTTGCGTAATACTCTTTAATCATCTGTACGATGATTTTGAAGTATTTGTTATCAAAGTAAGAACTTTCTAAAACATCCATAATTGTGGATGAGAATGTCTTATCAAGGATAATCTGATTGATAAGTTGTAACTGAAATGTATTACCGAGGTAATCGAAATTTTTCATAGTAGAACTGAGCCCCTCTATTAATTAAATACTTACTTTGCTAAGTCGTATTCTAGATATTTGAAAGATAATTTGGTTTCTGAAAAAATGTCAGTTAGAGTTTTCAAAATTTCTTTCAAATATGGTCTAACATCAACTGTATAACGAACTTTTGGTGGGAACATTTTTCCGTCAAAAATTCTATGACAAATTGTCTGGTCATTGAATTTCACATAAAGGTTAAAATACTCAGGTCCGTCAGTAAATGATGTTTCCATGACAGATGGGTCATGCATAATCGACTCTTTGTTGTCCATCATGTAAATAACTGTCTTCATTTTCAAGTCATACTTCAATGTATCCGCAGTTCTTTTCATAAAGTCATACAACTCTAATGAATTTTTTGCCTTAGGATTGAAACTTTTGACGTTGAAAAATCTTTGGACAACAATGTTGTCATTCAAGGTTAATAGGAATTCTAATTTAGTAATTTCCTGTTCTCTGTTCATTTTTTGTTTTTTTGGTTATTAAATTTTTCGTTTTTCTTTTCTAATCAATTTCATGAATGGTTTAACAAAGTTGACCCAAGCCTCATCATTTTTAGGTAGAAACTTGAATAGTCCGTCAGAAACCATCATTTTCATCAAGTTTTTATAACCTCTGTTTTCAGGGTCAAAAACGTCGTTGTAAATTTGTTCGACAATTTGTTTTCCTTCATCGGAAATTAAAGGTTGTTGTAGGTCAACAAGTTTTTGGTTAGTAATAAAGTATTCTTCACCAAGTATACCTCTTTTTGTTGTTCCCGTCAATAGGTTGGTAATCAATTTAACCTTGGACTTTTGCTCAATTTCTTGTGCACTGTTCATTATTTCATCGATAGTGCATGGTTTATCAAGCATCTGAGGAAAAAATTTCACCATACTTTTTTCACCAAAAAGTTTTATTCCGTCTATGTTGTCCGATTTGTCGCCAGTTAGTACTTTATATACCATAACATTTTGATGTGGTATATCTATTGAGCCCATCTTTATTTTATCACCGTACTTGTAATATCTTTTTTGAACTGGCGAATAGATAGTAACTTTCTTAGATATTAGTTGCGTTAGGTCTTTATCTGCAGAAAATATAATAACTTGTTCTTCCTTACATATTTGTGTGTAGTAAGCGATTAAGTCGTCTGCTTCATTACCAAACATTTCAACTTGTCTAACGAAAACTTCTTCAAGATATTCTTTTACTCTTTGTTTTTGTTGGAGGTAGGATTCATACTTAAAATCCATCATAGATTGTCTACGGTTCGCCTTGTATTCAGAGTATAATAACTTCCTTGTACTTGAATTAGATTCGGCATCCCAAAAGACCACAACTTTATCATGGTCATGTTCTTCCAAAAATTTTCTCAAGGTGTTTATAAAATGAAAGATTCCACCAACATGTTCAGACTCATTAAATAAATCTTTAACACCGTGGAATCCTATTTTGAATAAATTATCACCATCTACCAAAAGGGTTTTAGTCATAATCATTCTATATTATTAAACATCTTCTTTTTCTTCTTTCAAGTCAAAATCACCTTCACTTCCTATTATATCTTTCCAATAGTCAGCGTATTCTTTTTTGTATGACTCAATGGAGGCTTTCTCTTCTGTAGAATCCTTACCCGCTAAAAATCCATGTGGTGTTACAATAATCTTACCGTCGTCAAAACCTAATCCATTTATATGGTTTTTCATCACCGATATTTTGGACCTGATTGCGAATTTGACACTCCTCTTATCTTTAGTCGCAGTAATTTTGGTTGTACCAGCACCTTTTTGATTTCCAAATAAAAATACTAATGAGGAGTTTAACCATACCGATTCACCTCCTTTAGCCTTAATTTTTGGTTGACCGAAGGGATTATCTGGAAGTTCAACCCAAGGTTGGTTAATAATGATGAGGGTATTTTCATATTCAGTGTCCGCCTTTCTTGAACCTGAAATTCTTTGGTTTATTCCCATTCCAATTTTATCAGAAAGCACAGAAGCATTGTGTTGCTTTCCTCCTTTACCTTCATAAGTCATTTTACATGGAACTGAACCAACTGAATCCCAAATGAAACATAAACTATAGTTAAGTTCTCCTTTTTCTTGAGCATCCAACAACTGATTTATGTAGTCAGTAATTTGTTCAATATAACTAAAGTTGTTATTGAAAAGGAAAAATCCATCCCAATCCATTTCACCTGTTTCCTTATCAGGAACTTCTTCACAATTGAAACCCATTAGTCTTGCATGGTCAAAGCTCCATTTTTGTTCTGTGATTATAAAGACCGGAAGTATTCCTTTTTTCTGAGCATCCACAGCGGATTTGACTGCCGCAGTAGTTTTTCCTGTATCAGAGTGTCCTAAAAACATATTGATGTGTCCAATAGCAGGACCAGGTAATCCAACAGCATCCAAGAAATCTTGACCTAAGTCTAAAAATCTTTGTGGTTTATATTTTGCTGAAGTTGAAAATTTTTTCTTAAGACTGCTGAATTCAGTTTTTTTAATTGCCATAAATTATAGTTGAAAAAAAGACATAGATACTCAATTGATTTTCGTACCTATGTCCTCCGTGTTTTAATTAAAATGGTAAGTCACCATCAACATCCGCGTCTGCTTGTGGGTCTACATAACTTTTCTTACTTCCACCCATTGATGTCTCAGAGTCCGTAGAATCACCGTAAACGTATCCACCTCTCTCACTATCCCATCTTGGAGTTTCACCTCTTGCAATAGCCTCTAAATACTCTACAGGCTTTTTACTATAAACATCCAACCAAGTCAACTCATCATCAACCCATACTTTACCTTGTTTTTTGTCTTCGTGAACAGGTGATGGGTCATCATACATGATTGTTGATACAGTTGTATATTCTTTGCCTTTTGGAGTTTTAGACTTAGTCAATTCGATGATGAGGTCACGACCTTTTTCAGGGTCAGTGATATCACCTTTGTTTCTCCAAATAGGAATAATCTTATCCAAAATACCATCGTTTTTATAGTTGTGCTTGAATCTCCAAAACTTTGGTCCTTCTTCTTCCTTATCTCTATCAATCACTTTTACAATGTAAAACTTACGTGACTTATATTGTTTAGCTAATTCTTTGTCAGAATCTTTACCTGTTGAAATAAGTTCTTCGTAAACTTCGTTCAGAGGAGAACGTTCGTTGTCGTTTTTTCCTGGGTCGTAAAACTTCTGCCATTTACCTCCTACTTGGATTTCGTGATACCAAGCTTCAACGAATGGTGAAGAACCATCTTTAGTTGGTAGGATTCGAATTCTTCTTTGTCCTGAGTTTTCTTTATCTCCTAAGATGAGAGCGAAGTATTTCTTCATTCTTTCCTCTTGAGACATGTTGGATTGGGCCCCGCCCGATTGCTTTGATTTTTCGTACTGTGCCAATACGGCGTCTAATGTATTCATGTTTTAAAATTTATACTACAAATATAATCACAATTTCAATGTCTGTCAAATAAAAAAGGTCACCTAAGTGACCTTTCTAAATTAATATTCGTTTTCCGATGATGGTAAAAAACTATCTTTCACCTGTTTGTCAACAATATCTGTGACTTGGTCAGATGTTAAAACATAATCTTTTTTACCCGTTTTTTCCATTTCTTCTTTCTTATCTTCAAAAAAATCAGAGAGTTTTTGAGTGAAAGGATATGAATCGTATGTTCTTAGTTCTAACTTTTCTTGTGGAGTTTTTTCTCTATACTTCTCTATCTTGCTTTCGAGAGAATTTAATTTACTCACAATAGAATCCATTTCAGAAAGTTTCTTTTCTAAATTTTCTATTTGACTGAATAAGTTATTGAAGTAATCTTCTTGTTTTTTTTCTATTGTCTCTTGTGACTTGACTAAATCCGTAACATCCAATTCTTCAGTACCTCCTCCTGTTTCTTCTGACTCACCCTTGTCATCGATTTTTTCAACTTCAGGGTCTGCTTCAACATCTATTGGTGTTGGTGGTACATCAGGTTGTGGTACTTCTCCTGTCGGAGCAGCTACCTCTGCACCCGGTACTGGTGGCGGTGGAGGTACCGCACCTGCGGTCTCAGGAGCAACTTGTTCATTTACATAACTATTTATGAAATGATACCTTTCTATTTCACTTAATATTTTCTTATCGATTCCCATTTTTATCCGTTTAATAATTGTTTAATACCTTTTGCGGTTTCTACCTTAACTTTTCTATTGGTGTAAACTTGGTGTCCTGCTCTCTCAATCAAACCATCTTTTTCTCTTACGATGTAGCAATCACCAGTATCTAAGTCACAAACTTCTTTGGTTCCATTACCCATATCTTCTTCACTAAACCTAACTTGTTTACCCAAATAATTGTTCAAAACGTTATTTAAATTCATAAAATTTGTTTCCTATAAATATATGTGAAATAACAAATATTAACATCCTGCACCGGTAGGATTACAAGTTATTCCATTGATAATAATAGTGTTTCCTCCCGTACCGTCCGGATAACATTCACAACAAGGATTTTGCATAATTCTTTCATACTGAGGGAATGTCAATATTTCACCGTAGACATAACTATATTCAGGACAAGCGAATGGTAAAATTTTTCTAGCAAACTTGATTCTACTAGCAAACGCCGGTATATAGACATCAAAATATACTGTTTGATTTGAATTCAAAGATGCTGCTGTTGTAATAGTATCTATCCATCCGTTTGAAGTTGATTCAAAACTACCCCCACTCTTACCATTTTCGTTCAACTTATTGATTGTAAAATCCGCAATTTTTATATCAGATTGACTACTCAGAAATATAGTTGCCGGATAATCTTTACTAAAGTTGCCTTCTTGGAATATTATTTTTCCCACCAGTTTACTTGTATTTCCAACATAATTCAACACAATATCAACCCCTCCTTTTTGATACTTCTTGAAAAGGTCTACATCATTTTCCACAGTATTTGGAGGTGGTGGTTGTTGGGTAACTGCACTAGAATTATCGACAAAAACAAAAGGTTCTGTACTTTCAACTGTACCACCGCTAGTTATGATTTTAATTTTACTTGATGCCTTTGTGGTTGGTGTAAAGGTAATATTAGTTGCACTTATTGTATCAACATTAGCTTTAGCCCCATTCAAAAATACTTGTGTGTTACCAAGAAGATTTGTTCCTGATAATCTTATTATTGGTGGAGTTCCTGAAGTTGTTGTACCAGAAGGTGAAAATGATATAATTGTTGGTGGTAAGCAGTTTGGTTTACCTGAAGTACTTGTACCCTGATTGTTTGCTGGTTTCTTTTGTTTTTCAGGATTATTTGTTTGAACTGTCCCGTCTATTAGTTTTCTAACGTCAATTTGTTGTATGCCTAATGTAGTGTTTGTTGCAAGTTGATTGAAAGAGTTCAAACCAGCTGTTAATTTTTCATTTATTTGTTTTATTGTAGAATTTGTAGTTTTTCCCGAATAGAATGAAGATTCGCTTATTGAACTTTCAGTGTTCGGGTAGTAACAATTATAAAATAACCATAAACCTTCTTTTTCGATTAAATTTCTTCTCTGTCTTAATCTTTCATATAAAAACTCTACAAACTTATCGGTAGAACTAAAAACCGCCCAAGGATAATCTGTTGTTTTATTTTTAACACACATATATGTTTTTTCAAAATAATCTTTATAAGTGGGAGAAAAATTAATTGTCAGATTTATTGCGGCACTATAGTTATTTCCATAACCCATGAACTTATTTTCTTGATAAGTTGTTACATAACAAATAGAATATATAATAGCCTTCATATTCATGTCCGTAACATTTTTCTTAATTAGGACATCATTTATTGAAGTTACCATTTGTTCTGGAGTTACACTTGTTTTAACAAATTTCGTACTAACAAACTGGTTATTCTGATATTCTAAATTTACGTTATTAACACATGAATTTTCCGGACTTGGTGACTGTTTAGCATCTGAAGCTTTTTTATCCGCCTTTCCTTGGTCTGTAGTTGGTGGTACCGATGGTTTTTCCGAACTATTTTTTATAAGTGCTTCTACCTTCGTTAGTAAGTTTTGATTTATACTTTGAAGGTATTTGTCAATTTGCGGATAATCGAATACCGCCTGCCTTATTCCATTAAATTGTGTTTGGAATGAACCTGGTGTTATGGTGTGAGTAACCTCTTGAATCATATATGGTCCGTTGAACATAGGAACATGTCTCAGGTTGAAATACATTGTAGGTTGAATCATCGCATTACCTAATGATATTACCGTACAAGGATAGCTTCTTTGATTATATAAATTATATAATCCTACGTTCTGTGTTGCATTACCAAGACCACTTGCAAGTGTTGCCATGTTGTAGACTTGTGCAACGGCTTCAGCAGTTGCTTTACCCGAATCCTGTCCTACTTGGAACGAATAAAATATATTTTGATTTCTTACTCCAATATCAACATTGAATCCTACACATCTATTAGATAATCCCCAATCTGTTTTCCCCTGTTGGTTTTCAACTAATGGATTGTCTGAAGCCCTCCTCAAATCAAATGCGTCTGTTTTAAATCTATAATAGTTGTTGTCGGGTAATTCCAAATAATTTGATGGTTTACCTGTAAAAAAACAAACCATTTTCGGACCTGAATCTCTATAGTCAACACTCAAGAAAGTTCCCCATAAGTTGTTAGCAAAATTTAAAGTACCTTCAGGTTTCCTATTTGAGATTCCATCAACATCTTGAACGTTATAAAAGTTAACATATGCTGGTAGATTCATAATTGAAAAATTATTGTCAATCAGTATACCTGCTAGAAGTGTATAAACACTCATAACTTCGTTCATGGAGCTTGTCGATAACATGCTTTTAAGTCTAAAAACATCAATTAGTAAATCATCACCTATATTCCTAGAAGCTCTATCTAAAAAAAGGATGTCTTCAAATATTGTTTTACTTTCATAATCTCCCCCTGCAATCCACTTGTCATTCAATGCTTTGAATGTTTCATATATTGTAACCTTGGATTGTTGTCCGTCAACAACGGATTGTTTTGTTGTTTCTTGAACTTGGCTTTGCCCATCTAATTTTAGCCTAAGTTCATCGAGTATCTTATTTAAGAATAAATCTTGTAGACTTTGACATTGGTCGATATATTGTTGAAGTCTGACTTTGAATCCTCCAACAGTGATTGACTGTAATTTCTGAGTTGCATACATCTTTATAAGTGGTGCAAGTATCTGAATATTCGGAACAGAAAATTTAATATTATTGTCTATGAAAAAATCTGTAATGTAAGACCCTTGGTCTTTGTACCTCAAAGCTTCAATTGTCGAAAAACCAACTTGTAATTCTAACTCTAACCATTCTTTTGGGTATTGTTGTTTTGATAATTCGAGGGTTACACCTCCTGTTGTAGGAAGTGAACCTTTCACATAAGATTCGAAGTTTATCGGGTCGACAAGTTGTGGTGTTGTGTTATGTGAAAGGAAAGACGCAAAAATTCTCCTATTGTATTCGGAAGGATTACCATATTTGAATACAATATCATATTCCATGAAAGTGGTAAGTTGATTATTTACAACATCAAACTGTTCTCCAATTGTTTTTGTGAAAAAGGTTTCTTGTGGTATATTTGATGTATTAGGTTTGACCAACATCATATTTTTGAAAAGTAGTTGAAAGTTTCTAAAAACATCATTCGCCTCTGAGGCAAAATTATTGTAGGATGAAACACTTGTATCGGTAATATCTGAAATAGGTTTACTAAAGTTTAAAAACTCTTCTTCGAATCTATCCAAAATGTTTTTTTCAAAAACACCAAACACATCATCAATTTTCATATAATTCTCTAACTCAGAAAACCTGAATGGAGCCATTTCCGATGCACTTGGTTGATATGTGTTTAAATATTCGTCGTATTTAGGTTGTTTTATCTTTGAAGTATCAAAATACCCGAAGTTGGACGTTGACCAAAATAGTCTGGCCGAACCATTGAATACCGCCTTGTTTCCTACGAAAGTATAACCATTCGCTATTCCCTCGGGAGTTACCAAAGCTTCATTCGCTTCATTTATGTTTGCACCGAAAGACGGTACAACATACAACCTTTGTATGTCACTAATTATCGGTGGTTGACATTCTTGTGTTTTTGCACTGAACTCGATATTTGCCGGAAGCAATACGCTCCAAGGATAAACATTAAAAGTCGTGTCGTTGAGTCCTGTTACGTTTTCTATATTTCCTCCTGGCAAATTGGTAATCTGTAACCCTCTATTCACAAGACTTTGTAATTCTTCGTTTGTATAATCCTTGAATAAGTCGTATCCATTATAAAAAACGTTGAAGTCGTTTAAAACTTTGGGATAAAACCCTGGTTGTATTTTATATGTTGTATTATTGTTTGCTTGGAGTTGAATGTCTATTATCTGTGATTTATCCTTATTACCACTTGTGTTAGTAAAAGTATATTTTTTCCCAACATTTTTGGTAATTGGGTCGTAAGCCGAGACATAATCAAAGTCTTTCCAAATTTCTGAAATAATATCTACACCTGTCTGTTTGTAGGTTTTGTACCTGTGCCAAATAGAACCAAACTTGAGAATCCACGCATATGGTAATTTGTGAATTGCACCAAATTTCTTCAGCACTGCAAACATATAATTCATATCATCTAAACCTAAGTTTGTAGAAATAACTACGTTGTTTACATTTCCAACTTTATCCACAGATTTTAACTTCTCTCTAAGTGAAATAAGCGGTAAAGAATTTAAAAAAAGATATGCAGCAACTTTATATGGTGTTTTATTTCCTCTTCTCCAATTATCAACCCCTTGTAAGATTGAATTAACAAAGAAGGGAGTGTTCAACATTGATGTTGTTGTCACAAAAGGTAATCCTCTACCCCAATAGAAAACCGCAGGTGAGTCGGTAAACGTTTTACCAACTGTCATCGGCAGTGTGTTTGGGATTGCTAAATTATAAAAATTACTCAATTGAAAATTGTTTTGAACACTCGTCGTTGGGTTTTGCGGTTTTTGAAATGTAAAATTTGTTACGGGTCTATTTACATTGTAGTTTTCTAAATCAGTAAAATTAGAAATTACGTTTTGTTCTGGGTAGATTCTCAAACTTTCCGTTGTCTGATACCTTTTTGGAAAAATATTTGTATCATTCCCTACCAAATTTGTGGCACACCATGTGTTATCTGTAAATGGATATGTATCTATGATTGATAATACGTTTGGTGTTGTATCAATAATATTTTCTAAAAAGACCGAATACTTGGCTAAATTATTTTCCAAAGTTGGTCCTATATCGTTCAACTCTCTAATTTCAAAAGAGTTTCTCAGATATCCGTTGATATATGGTGTTACAAAAAAATCTCTACTGTATTGTTGATATAATCTACCCGTACCTTGGTTAGAAAAACTGTATAAGGTATTTTGGTAATTTTGAGCTGTTATTTGATAATTTTTGAGTTTGTATTTTAAGTAAGGAGAACTATTTCCCAAACTTGTAATAATGTTTTCACTTTCATAGTCCCTTACTAATTCAACCAATTTAGTTGTCATTGGTCCTTGAACTCTGCCTAATCCCGTATAAAAAGATGTCAAATATTGTCTTTCCCAAATTTCATAGAAAAATTTAATCTCATCCTTATTTCTATATGCAATATTATTTTGAGGGAACTCTAAGGAATTTATATTTAATAGTTTTGTTTGCGAAGAATTTTCTAATGGTGGGGGTGCAATCGGCGATTGAAACTTTTGAGTTAGTCCTTTTAAGTATTCTTCAACAAATTCAACTTCGGGCCAAACGTCATATCTATTACCTTTGGTAACATCAACAACAGATGGGTCAGCAAGATATTTCAACTGAAACTTACCTTTCTTATCTTCATTTGTTTCAACAAAAAATTGTGGCCAAGGGTATATTGGTATATTGGAACTGTTCAAAGTTGAGTTTGTGGATGATGATTCTACATTTTGTTTACCATCAGAACTTATTGCTGCAGACTGATTGTTCAAAATTGCACTTCTTCTGACTGGGTCGTTTCTCAAACTCCAAGACTTTGTATGAACTTCGTCCATGAGTCTAATAAAACCTTCCGTGGAAGCCATAATAATTGCCGAAATATTTCTTACCGTTGGTCTGAATCCTAAACCTATCTTATCATCCTCTAATTTTTTTGCAAGTGTTGCAGTAATCTCAGATTCGTAATCAGTCAATTTTTTGTTTGCTTCAGCCTCCATCGACCTAATTTTATCTATGAAAGTTTGTAAGTTGAAAGTATCGTCTGGCAACAACTGGCTTTTTTCTGAATTTTCCTCTTTAACTAACTTAGGTAGAAATAAAGTGGTGATAAGGTCTACCGCTTCATTATACTCCTTAGAGGTTTCATTTTCAAAGAAAACCCCTCTTTCCTTGAGAGTTTCTAACCAATTTATTTCCGCTCTATTCAATTTTGGGTTTGTAAAGTTATCTTTAATAATTGTATTAACAATGACAGACTTGGAGCTCACTAAACCTAAAGTTCCATTTTCAGATAAAGCTTTATTATATTCTTTGATGTATTTTTCTAAGTCACCAATAGCATCTGTTTTGGCTTGTTGTGAAAGACCTTGCTTATAAGTAAATCTTTTCTCACCATCCTTCATTACTATCGGATTTGGGTTTAGATATGTATTAAACCATGAATCATTTGATTGATATATTTTTTCGTAATATTTTGTTAAGTTAGCCTTGTAACTTCTACAATCCGTCAATGGTTGAACATCAGCTTGAGTATATTGAGACATGATGTTTTTCTCAAATGTGTCTATTTTCTGAATTAACTGATAAAAGGTAATTTCGGGGAAGTCAGGTTCTATTAATCCTTTCGCCTTGTATTCACTGTATACTTGCGATATCTTTTCATACCCCCTTTCACTTACCACAGAAGTAACAATATTTTGTTGGTTATTCGTTGGTGCGGAAGCTCCCTTTCCGTTTACTGAATCTTGTTTGACTTGTCCAACAGTTGGGTTCGGGTTTACAGTTAAATCATATCTTTTGGAGTACATGTGTGGTGTTGCCAACAAATGACCAACCAAGATTTCGTTCAGGATATTAAATTTATACCCTTTAAACTCCAAACTCACTTGGTAGTTACCACTAAACGAATTAAACCTTGCGTTAAACTTTTCTAAATTAAGTTGATATCTGATTGCCTGTCCATAGTAACCTTTAAGTGTCAAATAGAAAGGTGGATAAGGTAAATTAAAAAATGCTGCATAAGGTGAATTATCACCCAATTGAAATAATGCTCGTCCTTGTACGTCTTCAAGTTCTATGGTAACACTTGGTATGAAGCTAAGTCCAACTCTAACATTTATACTTGTTATACCCAGAAGTCCATTATCTACGGCACCGTCAACTCCATTGGTAACAACACCAGCTTTGTAAGATGCTGTTTTTTCTCTTGGATTACCTTGTATTGTTTCTGTAGGTTGATTCACCCCCATACCATTCAAACCTGTTTTTGGCGACTTACCTGTCGTATTCAAACCTGTCAATTCGTCGTAGTATGAAGTAGAAAAATAATCTTTCTCGTTGGGCGCCAAAAAATTTATCTTGGCTATTGAAACTGTAGTTGCTGCGTTTTGAGGACTTCCTCCTACAGCTAATTTTGTTCTTGGTAATACTTCCGCTTCCAAATTACAAAACATTACAAGATTCTCGTGGTCGACAAGTCTCTCCTGTATGTTACCATTTGCGTCAATAGTTTTGTTAGGGTCGACTACAATAATATTATTGTAATCAAACTCAACTAAAATACCACCGGCGTTATCTGGAAGTAAGTTACCTACCATAATAATAAAAATAATTTTCTAATGCACCTTTATAGTCTTGTAATGATGGTAAAAGAGGAAAAGGAATTGTCAATATTGCACCGTCAGGTATATAGTTTTCCAAACCTCCAAACTGTGGGTTTGCTTGTAAAATAAGCCAACCAAAATAAGGACTACCATAAAAATCCTGAGAAACTTTATCAAGCCTACTCCTACCGACCTTATAAATAAAAGTCTTGTCTGATGGTTTATTCGGTAAATAAACAAACGGTACAACGGTCTGTTGTCCGTTGATTAGAAAATCCGTGTATCTATTATAATATGCAAATGGCATTAGTTAAATTTTGTTTTTGTTATTACGATTGGTCCTTGACTGTCGTTAAAGGTTTGATTATTAGTATTTGTCCCTGGTAGTATAAGTGAATTAATGAGTGTTTTTCTTTTATCCATCAAGTTATCTTCTGTTGTATTGCCTGGCGTGTTAGTGAAAGTCATCTCTCTAATTTTACTTTTATCAACCTCAACAAACTTTATGAAGTTTTGTAATTGGTTTGTTTCCATATAATTCAAAAATTCCAAAGCAACCTTGTTTTGTTTTTCGAACTCAGGTTTTGTTCTAACTTTCCAATAAGCATCAAATTCTTTTTCCAAGTCCTTATTAACGTCTTCCAAAAGAGATGAATTACTCAAAATATTACCAATCATCTCATTTTTGAATGTCTCATATTTTTTGTTATCTATTACATCTGTACTGAGAATTGTATACTGTCTCCTAATATTTTGATTTAGAAATAGTGGGTTTGTTCCAAGTGCTCTGTATGTGTCATTCTCAGGGACTGAATTTTGTCCGCTCTCAGGGAGTATTACAAAATTATCATATGGTTTACCCTCAAAGGTAAAAGTAAATTTATTATTTAACTTTGCAAGATATTCATTCAAACTTGTTTTAATTTTTACACCATCTGTGGTAAGACCACTTAGCGTTGTACTTCCAGTTGTATAATAAACAATTGGGTCTTTACCCTTTGGTTGGTACCCGTCGGAACCAGTTGTGCTCGGTGTTCCATAAGTTATAATATTAAATCTCGCAATTAGATTATTGTAGGTTGTTTGTTGATTTACTAATTCTTGTATTACAGCAAAAACTGAGTTTGTGAATGTACTTTTTTTTCTATTGATTAGGTCTTTGTAATTATTTTTCAAAGTTCTTAATACTTTTTTCGAAAAGTTTTTGTCTTCCATGTACCTCAGGAATATATCTTGGTTCAAATCAATATCTGATATATACTTTTGAAAAATAACATCAACTTTTTGCTGAACGACTGAAGGTTTTCCATATAAGAACGAATTGACACCCGACCCAATTATTATTTCTCCTTTAGTATAATTTCTACCTAACGTCGCTTGTTGTCTAATTGACTCGTTGTATTGTGTTAAAATTTCTCTGTTCTTATTCATAATATCTCTAAAATAGTTTTGAGTACCTTCAACAAAGTCAGACATGAATTTTGTATATGATATAGTACCCGTAGTCCCACTTTCTGTAGGGACACTTTGAATAATATTCCCGATTGTTGATGAATTACTTTGTCCTTGGTTGTTTTGAACTTGATTCTGTGTTGGTGGTGCTTGTTGTCCGTATAGAGACGCGAACTCTGCATCAAGACTTGCCAAACTTTCAGTATCAGTCGCATCCGCCCTATCATCGTAAACTTCGGTGTTTGCATAGTAGTTGAATGTAAGTGCGTTCTGTATTTTATCTACAGCGTCTTTAATCCCACTTCCTCCAACAAATTTGAATCCCAATGTAACATTTGCAATCATCGGTTGAACTCCAATCCCTTCAGGATTCAAATCTAAATTTTCATACTGTAACTGTAATGACTCAGGTATGATTTTGGTATTGTAAAAATCTCCCACCCTTAGAACAAGTACTGGGGGTGTTCCAAATGCCGTGTTCACCGCATTACTATAATCTAAAACCTGTTTTCCATTTACCGATTTAATTGTTGGTATTGTATCACCAGGTCTCATACATTGATTTAAGAATGTCAATCTTGAATTAAGTCCTTCAGGTGTTGTTGAGTGGAAAGATGGATGGAAAAACTTTAATTTGTCTTTTAAATTATCAAAAACCATTGGGGTGTCCTCTTTAATACTTTCAAAATAATCACATTCTGTAAGTAGCAATCTTAACACTCTTTTGGATAAATTATTTACAAGTCTTGTTCTTTGAACTTCTACGGTTTCTGTCGTAGTTTGCTGTGTAACCTGTTGTACCGATTCTGTAGTTGTAGTTACTTGTGGTTGGGTGTTTGTAGGTTGTGGGTCTGTAATACCCTGTTCTTTAAGTGTTATTTTAACATCAGAAATTAAAACCCTCCTACAAGCCATTGCATTAACTGTATAAATTTTACTTGTAGGTGACTCACTATCTTTACCGCCGTCTTTCCTACAATCAAAAGATTCTGAAACCCTCAACCTTGTTTTCGGAGCAACTAAAGTTTCCTCTTCCCCTTTAGCCAAAGAATCTGTGAAAGTTATTTTGTTTGCACCAATTTTAGTTTCTAAAGTCGGTCCCCCCCCTACACTATATCCCAAAATAAATTTCTTTACAGAATCATTCCTCCTTTCTGAAAGACTTTTGTTGTATGCAACAGATGCGGGTGCAGATGCTGTACCAATTAGCTTAAAATTGATTGATTCTATTTCAGCAGCCCTTTCATAGATTTTATCTAATTGTGTTTTTATTTCATCGTAGTTATTTTTTATTACATCCGTAAAAAATGTAGTCACTATTTGAGTGTTAGATGAATATGGTGTTGTTTGATTTGGGGCTAGTTTTATATATGCGTTTTCTACACCAATATAATTTGTATAATAAGTATTGAATGGTAACACATCCCCTTTTTTCGGATAGTCATTATCAAAATAAAACCCTTGCCCTCGTAATGTATTTTGGATTGGTTCTACTGATAAACTTGGATTTGCAGCTTTCGGGTCATTAACACTTGAACTTGAGTTTACTCCCGTTTGAACATCTCTCTTAATCCAATCTACCTGTTCTTTTGTAAGTTGTTTTGAATCTAATTCAGTTTGTATAACATATAAATCGTTCGGATTTGCCAAAGGATATCTTTTAGCCAACTCATACAAATCGTATTTCACACAACCAGCAAAGAAAGATTCTAATAAACTATTAATTTTATCTCTATTTGTTTCATTATTTAATACTTTGTTGACAATCAAATTCAAAACTGATGGATGGTCAACAACTATTTTCCATGAAAGACTACCTCCCCTACTTGTGTTGCTATAAGTATAAATTGGTTCGGGTCTTCCGATAAAACTTGAATCTTTCCATGAAGCATTTGTGCTTTCACTAAAAGTTAGTCCATATGGTGGAAACCACATAATTCTACCTCCATTAGGTCCTCTTTCACAAACTGGTAAGTCAGAATAAGTAAATCCAGGTTTGGAAGAACTTCTCCACGCTAAATTCTCCAAAGAGAACATATATTTCTTTACATGACCATCTGTGTCAGGATTCCCAACTAAATTCGTCGAATCAGCAGTACCATCTTTTCTATTCGGGTAAATGTTTAAATTGTATGTACTATCTAAAACAGAATATGAAATCTTCCTGTTTTGTGTGGTTATTCCTTCTGTTTTCTGTAGGTTAGTATAATTTAGATATGGTATATCTTTAGCAAACACCCTACAATATTCTACCCCTCTTTCCTGTCCAATTGCACCGGTATATTTTATAACTCTCGAACCTTTAGTCAATTCTTTATATCCATCATTGAATACTTTACTAACTTGGTCTATAGCATTTCCAACGTGTTGTAATCTTCTTCCTCCGGCTGGTTGACTATCAATGAGCTTCTGTGTGTCATCTAAGATTGAACCTTCTCTAAATTGAAGGTTGTTCGATTCTGTGTTTATATATGATGATGGTCTGAAGTTTTCGTCGATGTCTAAAATCTCTCCTCCAATACCAACTTTTTTACCAGCATTTGCTCTATACTTAGGTGATACCCAAGTGAACCCACCTTCAATACCACCACCATCACTATAAGTTGGTCCATTTGCACCTAACTTAACTTCTCTCGAAGGTCCTTCGTAAAGTTGGGCAAGTTCTTGGGGTCCGTATACAGGTGATTGTAATTCTCTTGCGAAGTTATCAACAGGTAAATCACCACCAGGTGAGAAAACTCTTGATGGTTCCGATGTTGTAGAACCTATATAGTAGTTACTATTATTTGTATTTGTTCCAACAATAGCACCTCCAAGTCTATCGAAAATAGACCTATCGTATCCAGGTTTGTATCTGTTGTAATCTAAGTTACCAAATAACCTAGATTTCTGACCACCACCAGTATTTTCTAAAAATATTTGAGAACCTGTTTTATTTCCCCCTAACAATCTATTGAAAAACTTTCCTGTTGTACTTTTTCTGAAAGCATTACCTAACTGTTGTATTGTCGTTGGTTGTCCAATTTGTATTGAAGGGTCAAAATAAGAACCGGGTATTGGTGAAACAGGTATTATTGAGCCCGCTAGTCTCAATGCAAAATCCGTTGCCGCCAAAATTGGACCGGCCGGAACTGTGATTTGATAATTAGGTTCAATTACAGGGACTCTCCCTGTTAATAAATTTAGAACGTCAGTTCCACTCCTAACATTAAAAATGTTAACTCTCCCTCTCGTTCTTTGTATTATTTCCCTACCAATTCTTGTTTCGAACTCTTTCCTTAGAATTGTTGCTCCAAGTCTAGCAATGTACGAGTCAGAACTTAGTAGTCCATCACTACCCAAAGGGTCTGGAGACAAAAGTATTGATACTGGATTGTATGATGATGGATTAAAAGTTGATGGATAAGGTTGTCCATTAGTTGTTCGATTGCTATTTAATTGAACCGTTTCAAGTGTTGCAATATATTCTCCCGCATCTGTAACGTCATTTGGGAATGAATAAGCGTTGACACTTTTCCATCTTTTAGCTTCTATTGGTGCTTGGTCTAAGATATTAGCATCTTGATAACCATATTCTCCTTCGTTCGACTTTGTTCCGTTGAGAGAACCTGGGTCAGGTACCTGTTTGTATCCACCTTCTGCACCGTATTGATTGTTTTTATAAAGTTGTTGAGCGAACCTTGGTTCGTCTATGAGAACATCAGGTGAGTCTATTACCGCAGAGTCTGATAGGGTTGTATCGTTTTCTATTGGTTGCGTAATTCTACTCGGTGACTTTGGATAAGGCACGAGGTTTTTTACGATAATCTTTTTTCTGAATGATTCAGAGTTTACGAGT